TTATACGATTAACTTCATCTAGTTTTGCATTAGAAATAATATTGTAATAATTTGCAGTATAGTTCATGTGATATTAAGCGCCACACCGGATTCGAACCGGCGCCTGAAACATCGGAAGGGTTCCGTGCTAACCACTACACCAATGGCGCGTATTTACAATATTATTTATGCGAACTAATGTTAGTGTGTCGGAACTACTATGCCGTCTTAAGAGTTCTAGGCTTATAGAACACCTTAAGCTTGTCCAATTCTCTAAGTACAACTTTCGAGATATCTGCCAAGTCAGCATTCAAACTAGCTGTCTTCTTCTGACATTCGACCAATTCTTTCTGAAGCTTATTCAAATCAAGCTTTCTAATAGAAGTAAGCTTTTGGTCCATCAAATATTCTGCTAATTCCTTTGCAAGCTTTGCATTTGTAGTGTGCAAAGTCGTGAGATAAGGAAGATTAGTCACAATATAGTTGACCGGATTATTATCTTCAAGAGCATCTTTAATGACAGAAAGATTCTGTACTGCAGATTCCTTTGTCTTCAAACGATATTCTTTATCGCTAGTAAGTTCAAGCTCACGCTTGGTCATCTTAGTTTCAATTTCTTTACGCCATTCAATCCAACTCGTCATAAGTTCGAGCATATTCGGAACAAGAATATCTACTTGAACATCCTTATCGAGTGTAGTCGACTTATTACGTTGAATTGCGTAAAAACGATAATTACAAGTCTTAATTAGCAACTTATGAATTTTCGATTCAAAGAAATCATTATTCTTAATCAAGACTTCTAACTTCACCTTTTCAGACTTGTTAGCACAATCATTAACATAAACAATGTCACCAGTCTTTACAAAGTCAAGCATCTTATTGATGAACGATTCTGGTGCAAAGTTTGGACAATAACCAATAATAGTGAGTAACCACTTATTTCCTTCAGGAACTAGAGTGTATTCGCATTCATACTTTAAAGAGCCTTCACCATTCTTATATAGTTCTGCAATTTCTGCAGTTGTTGAAAGAAGTTTACCACCATAATCATAGTCAGGACCTTTAATGTATTTCAAAAGATCGTTAACTGTTGCAGCTTGACCCTTTTTGCTAATCATCTTTAATGCTTCTACAATTTCTTCAAGATTATGAGCCGGAATATCGCACTTTAAACCAACTGCAATACCTGCACAATCTTTAACAAAGAAATTCGGGAATCTAGATGGAATTACAACAGGTTCCATCAAGTCACCACCATAGTTTGGAACTAAATCTGCGACCGGCACACATTCAAGACACTTCATACCAATTTCTGAAATTCTTGCTTCTGTATAACGTTCTGCAGCAGGACCATTAGTGATGTCACCAAAGTTACCTTGTCCTTGAAGAACTGGATAGTCAGAATTTACGAGATTTGCAAGCGAACCATAAGCTGAACTATGCGGGTGATATTTACTCATACAGTCACCAGTAATTCTTGCAGACTTAATAGTCTTTGAATCTGGATATGCCTTTAAATCTCTTGCAGACCAAAGAATTCTACGTTGTGCAGGTTTAAATCCATCTCTAAAGTCTGCCAATACACGATCTTCAAGAATGTCAATACCATAATCATAGATGTTCTTACTCAAAAGATCATTGATATTAACTTTAGAAATCTGTTCTACAATTTCTTCTTCTACTTTCTTCTTTACCATACTAGTCCTCAATACCCAAGAGTTGCTTACGATATTTTACATCGTCACCCATTGTTTTATTAAGCATATCTTCAGTGTCATCAGTCCACTGAATTTGTTTAAGCTTTCTAGTTTTCTTATCAAGACAAAGTTCTGACAACTGTTCAGCTGTACATTCTCCCCATCCCTTAAGACGTAGAATGTCGTAATCCTTAATGCCAAGAGCTTTCATCTTTGTATCAATTTCAGCTCGAGTCATACCAAACTGTTTACTCTTTGCGCTATTTCCAATAAACAAAGGTGCATCGACTACATATACATGTCCATTCTTAATCAAATCTGGCGTGTAAGTAATGAAGAATGAAAGCAACAAGTTTGCAATGTGCTGTCCATCAACATCAGCATCTGATAGAATAATTACCTTGCCAAAACGAAGTTTACTTTCGTCATAATCATCTTGCAATCCACATCCAAGTGCACTAATGATTGAACGAATTTCTTTATTTCCTTCATCCTTAGTTGCCTTTGAACCAAACAATGATTCTGCACTAGCCTTAGCTGCATTGATAATTTTACCACGAATTTTCAATGATGCCTGGAAAGAATCACGAGCTCTATTGAAGTGACCACCTGCAGAATCACCTTCCACAATGAACATTTCAAGGTCTTTTGGATCTTTATGCTTTCTTCTATCAGCATCCAAGAACTTATCAGAGATAAATCTTGCACCTGTATTCAATTGAGAAATTCCCTTTAACAATGCCTTAGATGCTTTCATCTTTTGCTTTTCAGCTAGCATCTTCGTTGCATACTGAACAATGTTATCGAGAATTGTTTTATTCTTCTTAAACCACTTTGTTAGAGCAGGTGTAACTGCTTCAATAACTTGAGTTTCAACTATTGTGTTGGTCAATTCATTCTTAGTCTGACCTTGATACTGTGGTTCTGCAACTTTACAATGAATTGCACCAACCATGCCTTCAAGAATATCTTCATTCAAAATCTTTTCTTTTGAATTGCTCTTTACAATATCGAGAATAGTCTTCTTGAAACCATCAAGGTGTGTACCACCCAAGTTCGTATAACATACATTGACGTAAGACTTAAAGTCATAACCTTCATTCTTTGTGAAGTTCAATGCAACATCAATGTCATTATTTGAGAATGTGAAAGTGTTTTCAGTTGTATCTTTAGATCTTGAAACAAGTTCACTCAAACCTTTTTCAGAATAGAACTCTTGTTCTGTTCCATCGATAATCAACTTGATATTCAACTTTGGACAGAGATACATGATGTCATGCAATTCTCGCTTAAGTCTATTAACATTCAAGTTAATACTGTCAATGAAGATTTCACCATCAGGAAGCCATGTTACAATTGTACCAGTCTTCTTAATGTATTGCTTAAATTCTTCAGGAAGCTTTGTCGTTTCAACTTCAGAAGTTGGATTACCCTTTGCAAATGACTGAGTATACCACTTTCTATCTTCACTGTTATTAGACCAAACTTGCAGCATGGTACTCAATGCGTTAACTGCACTTGCGCCAACACCATTTTTACCAGAAGAAGTCTTATAAGCTTCATGGTCAAACTTACCACCTGCATGAATTTCAGTAACAACTGCTGTCAAAGAATTCATACCTGCTGTACTATTCCAACCAACCGGAATGCCACGACCATTATCAATCATAGTAGTTTGATGAGTCTTTGAATCGTACATGATTACAATGTTATAATTGCAACCTGCCAAGTATTCATCAATACTATTATCAAGAATTTCTCTACAAAGTCGATAAAGTCCATCGCTAGGATTACCACTAGGCGAACCAATGTACATATCTGGCCTGTGTCGTACATTTTCTGGAAATTTTAAACACTGTATCGAATTACTATTATACTCTGTATTAGTTGTTACCATTTAATTTTTCCTGTATTTTTTCTATAGATAAATCGTCTTCAGCTAAAATAATTACATGATTAGCTAACATACATCTGTGTTTTGCTTCGTAAATATAATCTAATGATCTATCTTTAGTTCTGTGATTATACATAATACCGATCTGAATTAAATGCTGCTTTTGTTTTAATTTCTACTAATTTACCATTTATTTCTAAATCTGGCCAATATGTATGTTGTTTTCCAGTTTTATCCAAATATAATAATTTTTTAGTACCGTGTAAATATGTATATGCTAAATTAGAATTTTTCAACAAATTATAATATTGTACTTCAAGCGTAGAATCAAAAAACAAACCATCTTGTTCATACTTTTGTTTTTTCGGACTACTCCTGTTAATACTCATTTTGCTCTTTGCTTCTTCGGTATGATGCTTACCAAACATTCCATTAGCAGTACCACATTTTTTACATTTTTGTTTTGCTTCTTCGGTATGATGCTTACCAAACATTCCATTAGATGCACCAGAAATTAAGCTACGTCTCCATTTTACATATTCTGGATCTTTTGCTTTTTCTTTATAATTTTGTACACGTTTCTCTATACATTTTTGTGTATTTAAATTACAAGTAACACCATATCTTTCAGTATTTGTTAGTCTACGTTGTTGCGAATTTACATAATTCGCATCACCATATTTTTCTAATCTAGTATCTTTACTTAGCTTTATACTACATTCTACACATCCACATGTTGGTAAATATCTAAAATTAGTTCCATATCTTGCTTCATTTTCACAATATTTACATTTATGAAACCAAGGTTCAACATAAGTATCAAAATAATCTTTTTGTTTTAATTTTTCGAATTGACCAATATGCGTAGCAAGACCAGCACCTGTTTTAAATTCTTTACCACATATTTTACAAATAAATTTTGTTTCCATATAACTATTTATAACATCAGCTCACTAACGAATTGCTTCAAGTCCCTTTAAAACGTTAATACTTTCTGCTGTATATTCCATAATGTAAATTATAATAAAAGTTTTTAAAAGTGTTCACTAGCTGTCGAGAAAAATTGCTTTTATTTGCGTGTTCTCAGCGTACTCTAATAATTTATCAATGTCATCTTGTTCAAATTCATAATCATCGCTAGAACGTGAGTCAAGATATTGTCTAATAACACTTAAAATTGTAGTAATACAATCGTATTTGCCATCATACATGTCTTCTTTTATCCAATAGACAAAATCATCAGGTCCATCATACCATACATCAATCAATGTATGAGAATTTAAATCACCTACACGCATATCATCGATTTGATGTTCGATTTCGTTAAATCTAGGATCGCAAGTAAAAACACTACATGGAAATTCAACGACCATGATGAATACTCCCGGCACCTGTACTTACATCGCCAAAAACAACACCTATAACTTCGATGTCACCTGCTCCAGTTTCTACATCGCCAGAAACATTACCTTCGATAGCAATGTCACCTGCGCCTGTTTCAGCAGAGCCAACATTACCATGAACTTCGATATCACCAGTAGTGTTAATCTTTTCAACATTACCTGTGACATTAATGTTAATATTTACTGCTTCTTCTACAACGTTTCCATCAACGCTAACTTTATTACCGTTAATCGTAATATTACGACCTACATAAGTCTTGCCATTGATAGTAACAGAAGAATTAGAGCTAAGTCCAAAAATACCTGAATTGTTCATTACTTTACCTTCTTTAATGCCTTTTTTAACCACGAATCTGCAACAGAATCCCACTTAATAGTCCACTTCATTTTTTACTCCCAAATTTCATTCATGTTAATTGCAGTTTGACTAATGACGTTATCACGAGCAAAGATAACTTCAAAGTCAGAAATTTTACGTTCATCTTTAACATCAAACTCATAAACGCCATAACCGAGTTGAGTGAGTTCAATAACATCTTGCTTGCTAAACCAGCACTTTAAAGTTTCCTTAGAAGGAGCAGCAGAAAACCAACTCTTTCCGTCAGCTTTATAGATTTCTGGTGTGTGTGGCATCAGCAAACTACTGCAAAGTCCTTCAGACAGTTTGTCGAATACTGGATTGAGATTACCTTCGAAATCACGCCAAATACCTTCACCTTTGCTCGAATTTTCAACTCTGTAAACTAACATTTTATTTTTCCTTTGCTTTTCTGAATGATGTCTTTTTATCAAAACCGTGTGCCTGTAAATGAGTAATATCATCGCCAACATGTACTTCGACTTCATCTGGTCTTGCTTGAACATCATACCAATGTTCAAGCGTATTCAAAGCAGTATACGGATCAAACACTTTAGAAAATCCAAGTTCTTTTAAATTTGGAAATTTTTCGATCTCAATGCATCTGTCTTCAGCACTTCTATAAAAGCTAGATTCGAGACGACTTAAATCCATGTCACTACAATAAATGATTGGACCGTATTTTTCAAATATGTCTTTTGTAAAAAATTCGTCGTTATTCAAATCACGTCTATCATTTGACAAATCATGATACGTGTTCATGAATGAAAACATCGAAGTCTTCTTTTCATTTTCGATGATTTCATCAAATGTTATATAACGTCTTTCTGAATTAGTATAACCGTTTTTGTCTTTTACTTCAACCCAAACAAAGTAATACCACTTACCACAAAAGCCAACACAATGTATCATGTTGGCTCCATAAACTGAGCGCTTATGATAGCTCCATGAATAGTCATACATTTTCAAATTTTTCAAAATCGAATTAGGAAATTCGTTGAAAATGTTAACTTTGACTTTTTCATTTTTACGATTGATAGTTACATCTGAATCGACAAAACTACCAATCGCGCAATCATAATAATCAGAA